ATACACTAGAGAAAAAAGTATTTAAAATAAAATGAAACAAGACTATAATACATTACTTATAAACGCTGGAAGTTTTGGCATATCCATGACTGATATTGACGTAGCTCTAAAGATTATTCTAGTAAGTGTTACAATTGGATATACAGTCCAAAAATGGTATTTAATGAACAAAAGAAATAATGACAAAGAACTTTAGTAAAGAAGAGTTTGATTGTAATGATGGTTCAGAGATGCCTATAAACATATATCATAATATGGTAAAGGTAGCTAACCAATTACAAATATTAAGAAATCATTTAGGTAAACCTATTCAAATTAATTCAGCTTGGAGAAGTGAAGAATACAATGCCTCTGTTGGTGGGGTAAAAGACTCACAGCACATAATGGGAAGAGCTGCTGATATCTCAGTTAGAGACTTAAACCCTATAGAAGTATATAATACAATAGAAAAACTAATTATGAACGGAGAAATTCTTCAAGGTGGTTTAGGATTGTACGATACTTTTGTGCATTACGATATTAGGGGAGAAAGAGCAAGATGGGACTTTAAAAAGAAATTATGATAATAGGCTTTAGCAATTTAATAGAAAAAGGTTTAATGATAGGTTGGGAATACTATCCAGCATTAGACGAAGAAGATGATTCAGAACTAAATATTTATTTAGTTTTTATTTGTTTACATTTTAAATGGTATCATGAAGAAGAAGTTTAAAGACACAAAGGTTGGACAGTTCTTATCTAACAATGGTTCAGGTATTATACATACAATAGGCGACGTATTGCCCTCACAAGGCATTTTAGGCATCGTTAAGGGGCTTATAGGCAAAGATGACCTATTACCCCCAGAAGATAAAGAAACAGCCTTAAAACTGCTTGAAATGGATATTATAGAAATGCAAGAGGTTTCTAAAAGGTGGGAGTCTGATATGAAATCAGATAGTTGGTTATCTAAAAACACAAGACCACTAACATTAATTTACTTAACAGTTGCTACTAGCTTTTATATTTTACTAGATGCTTTTGATATGGCTGCTATTGATGGAGCATGGATTGAATTATTAAAAACTTTATTAGTTACAATTTATGTTGCTTATTTTGGAAGTAGAGGATTTGAGAAGATTCAAAGCATAAAGAAATAAAGAAAACCCCCCTAACTTATTATTATTAAATTTATATATATATATATCTTTTTATATATATTTTTTTAAATAATTAAATATTAAAATTTTAAATTTATTAAAAATACCTGAGGATAAAAAATATTTTTATTTATTTTTTGTATTATAACAATAATTACATATATTTGAATATGAATATTTCCGTAAAGATTAAGAGGTACGAAAATCAAACAGAATTTTATGAATTAAAACTTTCAACTTATAAAGAAAGTATAGAGGGGAAATTCACTAAAGAAGATTTACGTTACCTAATTGAACAAATAGACAACGAAATAGTATAATGGCTAAAAAACCATCAAGAAAAACAATAGTTAAAAAACTTGATACAGTATTTAGTCAATTTATTAGACGTAGGTTTGCAGTTAATGAAATATCAGAATGCGTAACTTGTGGCACGAAATCACATTATAAGAAATTACAGGCTGGGCATTTCATAAGTAGGAAGCATTATTCGACAAGATGGGATGAGACTAATGTACAAGTGCAATGCTACAGTTGTAATGTAATGAGATACGGAGAACAGTATAAATACGGATTGTATTTAGAAAAGGCATATGAAAAAGGAGTAGCTGAAGAATTATTAAAGAAAAGTAGACAAATAATAAAATTTAGCGATTACGAATTAATAGAACTTATAGAGCATTATAATAAATTATTAACTAACTTAAAATAATTCTTGTTTTGTTTTGTTTTTAAAGGGGTTGACTTCGGTTAGCCTCTTTTTTTTTGTTTTAAATGTTAAAATTTTGTTAAAATTGTACTAAAAGTTTTTTTTATTAACAATATTGTTTATATTTATATATCTAATAAAAACAAAACAATGGAAAATATATTTACATCTGAAAACAATTCTTTAATTTTTTATTCAAAATGGTCATTAGAAGATTTATGGTTTCATTATGGATGCCTTCAAAAAGAACCTAGTGTAGAAAATAATAAAACTTTAAAAATAGTTATTAAAGCTATAAAAAATAAATAATATGTACTATATAATAACAACGCAACAAGGAGACCAAATTAAAGAAACAGATTACTTTAAAGCCTTTAAATATTCTTTATTTAATAAATGTATATTAGAAAAACGTAATGGTTCTGGAGTAAAAGTAGAAATAAATAATTTTAGCAATTTATAATATGAAAGACTTAATAGATTATAAAAATATGCAAATAGATGCTTTACAAAAAGAACTATTTAAAGCAACACAAAAAATAAGTAATTTAGAAACATTTATCTTTGAATTATGCGACAAGGATTGTCCAAGTTCATACAGAGATATAGTAAAAAAAGAAGTATATGACACTACAGGAAATTAATTTTCAATCAAATTACCAATTACTAGCAAATTTATTACTAGAATTTAATAAAAAGAAGCCAAAGAAAACTGATATATATATGAAGGCATTATCTGAAATATATTTTTATATAAATTCAATGCAAATAGAAAACAGAGAGATAGAACTTGAAAATAGTGATATTAGAAATAAATATTTAAAACAAAAAATAGAATTTTACGACTATAAAAACAAAACAATTTAAAACTAAATAACATGGAACAACAAGAAATCATATTTCTATTATTAGGAATACTTTTAGGAATTCAAATAACATTATTAATTTATCAAAACAAAAACAAATGAATAGAGAAAAACTAGTAGACTTGTACAATAAGTACGAACTAACAAAAGACGATGTATATAAGCATCAACACTATGTAATCATAACAAGAAAAGGTATTGAAAAGATACAAGCAAAGGAAAATATTACAATAACTTATGATGTTATTAAATGCGAAACTAACTTTGCAGTATTTAAAGCGAATGCATACATTAGTACAAAACCAAACACAACAATAGAAACATTTGGCTCTGCATTAAAAGGAGCATCATTTAAAGATGGAAACTGTAACACCTGGTATGTAGCAGAGATGGCAGAGAAAAGAGCTTTGTCAAGAGCAGTGCTTAAACTAACAGGATTCTATGAACTTGGAGTATTTGGAGAAGATGAATCAGAAGATTTTAAAAATAAAATAAAAACAATTAAAGAATAATTAATATATTTAAAAATAATAACTAAATAAATAAACAATGGCATCATTAATTAATTTAAGTATCAATGTAGAAAATCTACCAAAAGAAAAATTTGTAAAAGCAAAAAAAGGAGTTTATTATAATTTTATAATAAGCGTAAACGATGACACAAACCAATTTGGTCAAAATGTCTCAGCTTTTGATTCACAAACACAAGAGGAAAGAGAAGCAAAAAAACCTAAAAATTACATAGGCAATGGCAAAGTAATTTGGACTAACGGAAGTTGTGTTAAAGCAGAACAAGAAGAAGTTAAAGAACAAAAAACAGAAGAAAAAAATACAGATTTACCATTTTAATATAAGGGGGGTTAATAACCCCTTTTTTTATGACAGAAGAAACGAAAATGCACATGCAACTCTTAGAAGAGGAATGCATAATTAATACAAGTGAAATAGTAGAATACCCACCTGTAGCAATATCAATGGGGGAAACAACTATACAGACTTTAAAAGGCATAAAAACTTTACCGATACCAATAGGTACATATGGAAATTTTAGTTTTGTACAAGCTCCACCAAAGACAATGAAAACATTCTTTATAAGTTTGTTAGCTTCGGTTTATTTGGGTGGCTCTAATAAGTTTGGAGGTAATTTAAAAGGGCATAGGGATGATAAGTGTTTAATACATTTTGACACTGAACAAGGAAAGTTCCACGCTCAAAGAGTATTCCGTAGAGTAGTAGATATGAATCAAGAACAAGACTTGGGTTGTTATCATACTTTTGGATTAAGAACTGTAGGCTTTAAACATAGAGCAGAATTTATAGAATACTATTTAAAAGAAAAAATAGAAAAAGGTAAAGTTGGTTTAGTAGTTATTGATGGAATAGCTGATTTAGTATCAGACGTTAATTCACTTGAGCAAAGTAACGAGGTTGCTCAAAAACTAATGGAATGGAGTCAAAGGTTTAATTGCCATATAATTACAGTAATACACAGTAATTTTGGAACGGACAAACCAACTGGTCATCTTGGAAGTTTATTAGAAAAAAAGACAGAAACACAAATACAATTAGAAACAAACACAGTAAACAAGGATTGGATAACTGTTAAATGCAAAAGAAGTAGAGGATATGCTTTTGAAACATTTAGCTTTAAAGTTAATGACGTAGGTCTTCCTGAAATAGTTGGAGATTTATATAATCCCTTAAAAGGTGTAAAGTTTTAATATGAAAAATTGGTTAGAAGAAATTGCTAAATACCATGAAAACTGGATAAAAATAGCAAGAAAATTTGGTGCTGGGAGTTATTCAGAAGATGTTGTACAAGAAATGTATTTAAAGGTTCATAAATATGCAGATGAAAAAAAAACAATAGTGAATGGAAAAGTCAATAGTAGATATATTTATTTAGTTCTTTACTCTATTTCTATAGAATTTGTTAGACAAAAAGATAAAATTTATAAAATACAAATAGAAGAGTTTTATAAAGACAAAGATTTTGCTGAAATAATTGATGAGGATTTAAAAAAACTAACATCAAAAGATGAATTAGATAGAGAGGAAGCATATTCAAGATTATGTAATAAAATGGACAATGAGTTAGAAAATTGGCATTTCTATGATGTAGGTATCTTTAAAATTTATCGTGATACTAATTTAAGTATTCGTGGAATGGCAAAGGACACTAAAATAAGTTTTGTAAATATATTCCATACTTTAAAAAAAGGAAAGAAAATAATGCGTGAAAAATTTGGAGAAGATTATGAAGATTATAAAAATGAAGACTACGATTTAATATGAAAAGTTTAATTAGAAATAGCAATCAAACAAAACAAGGTCTTGATTTTACTGGAATAGAAAATGGTAAAATTCATCCAAGTGATATTGATGCTGTATTAGAGTTTAATAATGAAGCTTTAATTTTAATAGAGGTTAAAAGAGTAAATAATAATATACCAACAGGGCAAAGATTATTATTGGAAAGAATATGTAATAGTTGGCATACAGAAAAAAGTGTAGTTTTATTTGTTACTCATGATTTTAAGCAAGATGAAAAAGATATTCCTTTAAATGAATGTAAAGTTGAACTTTGTTTTTATAAAAATAAATGGATAAAAGTAAATAAAACTGATTTAAAGATTGTTTTAAATAAATTAGGCGAAAATTGGAATATTAATAAACTTAAATTATAATGAAAGCACCAAAAGATAAACGCACCAAAGAGTATAAAGAATGGAAAGTAAATTACGAAAAAGAATCAACAGGTTTAGGCGATACTATTGCAAAAATCACAAAAGCCACTGGGATAGATAAAGCTGTTAAGTTTTTAGCTGGAGAAGATTGTGGCTGTGATTCCAGACAAGAAGCTATGAATAAAGTCTTTAGATATAAAAGACCCAAATGTTTTTTAGAAGATGAATACACTTATTTAACAGAATGGTTTAACAACCCACGCAGTAGAGTAAAGCCAAATGAACAAAAAGAATTATTAAAAATATACAACAGAGTTTTTAATGATAAAAAAGTAATGACATCCTGTGGAAGTTGTATAAGAAATATTACTAATGATTTAAACGCTTTATATAAAACCTATGGAAATTAGACCACGATTAAACGGAAACAAAAAAACAGCATACGAGAACATAACTAAAAAAGAAACTCGTGTATTAGCTATTGGAGATTTACATGAGCCATTTTGTTTAGATGGTTACCTTGAACACTGTCAGGAAACTTATGCAAAATATAATTGTAATAGAGTTGTATTTATAGGAGACGTGATTGATAATCACTATTCTTCTTATCATGAGTCAGATGCTGATGGAATGGGTGGGGGGGATGAACTTGAACTGGCTATTAAAAAAATAGCGAAATGGTACAAAGCGTTTCCAAAGGCAGACGTTACAATTGGAAATCACGACAGACTTATAATGCGTAAAGCACAAACAAGCGCAGTGCCAAAGAAATGGATTAAAGCTTACAAAGAAGTATTAGAAACACCAAAATGGAATTTTGTAGACAGAGTTGTTATTGATGGTGTACAGTACATTCATGGAGAGGCTGGTACTGCACGAAGTAAATGCAGAGCAGATATGCAATCAACAATACAGGGACACCTTCATACACAATGTTATACCGAGTGGTATGTAGGGCAGAACTTTAAAGTGTTTGGAGCACAGATTGGATGTGGGATTGATGCTTCTGCTTATGCTATGGCTTACGCAAAGAGAGGAAAAAAGCCAAACATAGCTTGTGCAGTAGTACTTGGAGGGCATACAGTAATTAACGAACTAATGGAATTATGAAAAAAGAAGATAATATTATCAAACTAGAAAACGAATTATACAATCCTATTCCTGATGCAAGTCATATTGTATTAAAGAAAATATATTCTGGGGTATATGAGTATAAAAACTATTTAATTCAAAAGGTAGATAAAACAATAAAATATAGACCTTTTAATTTTGATTGGAAAATATATAAAAACGAAAGATATATTATAAGTGTTCCAACATTACAAAGAGCTAGGCAATATTTTAATAGCATAGAAAAAAAATGAAAAAAAAGGCATTTACAACAAAAGAAAGATTTGCAATACTTGAAAAAACAGTAGCAACATTATATGTAGCAATAGATAAGTTATCCAGAAGAATTGATGGAGTGGATGATTTTTTAACTAAAGCTACAAAAGATTACAAATAAAATAACAGTTAATTTTTTTTTATTAACAATTTTGTTTATATTTATAAAAACAAAATAAAATGAAAAAAGAAGTAACAGTACAACACGATGATATAATATTAATCGTAATAGGTGAATTTAATAAAGGACAATATGGTAATTATGAGTATCCAAGTTATAGTAATTCTTTTGATTGTCATAAAGTGTTATGCGGAGGACAAGACATTATAGATATACTTGAGCAGCATATAATAGAAGATTTGGAAGAAAAAGCAACTTTAATAATAGAACAATCATGATAGTTTTATTTGACGCAGATAGTTTAGTTTATTCTTCATGTTGTAATGTTGAGACAATAGAAGAAGCAACTGCTAAATTTGATGAAATATTTATGTCTATGGCTAATAAATTAGAAAATAATTATGATATAAAAGAATATATATTTTTTAACAATAGTCGTGGTAATTTTAGAAAGATACTTGATAAAAATTATAAAGCTAATAGAAAAAATACAGAGTTACCTCCTTTATTATTTGAAATGCATGAATTGGTTACTATATTATATGATAGCAAAAAAGCTTATGGAATGGAAACTGACGATATTGTAGCTCAATATTGGTATAAATTATCAAATGAATTTGGTAGAGATAATGTTTTAATAATTTCTATTGATAAAGATTATAAACAATTACCAGCATTAATTTACAACTATCATTATAAACATAGGTGCATATATGATATAAGTGAGGAACAAGCATTATATAACTTCTACGAGCAAATGATAATTGGAGATGGTGCTGACAATGTACAATACTGTAAAGGTTATGGAAAGGTATATGCCAGTAAATTATTTAAAGATTGCAAGACACATTATCAATTTACAAAAAAGACATATGAATTATTTAAAATAATATACAAATCAAAAGCAAAATTAAAATATATACAATGTTATAATCTTTTAAGGCTTCAGCTTGAATAAAGGATTAAAAAATAAAATTATAAAAGAATATTACGAATTAACTTTATATGAATTTGAAATTGGATTTTCATTGCAAAATATAGAGATTATGCTATATGAATATGAGGATAAAGAAATGTATCTTGAATGTGCTGGAATACATTTAGCGATTGAATACATTATTTTATATACATATATAGAGCATTTAACAATAAATAAATAAAAAACATTATGCAATTATCAAGTAATGAAATAAGGGATTTAGTTCAAAAACAATTAAAAGTTAATTTATTATCAAAAAAAAGAACTAGAAATTTAGTTTTGTCTAGAACTTTATACTATAAATTATGTAGAGAATGTACACATTTAACATTTCAAGAAATAGGTAATACTTTAAATTTTTCACATTGTAATGTAATTCATGGTATTTCTAATATATTCCCACAATTTAGATTTTTTGATAAAAAATATTTAAATGCTTATAATCAAATATTATTATATAATGATAAAACACCATTAAATAAAAAGTTTGAATTTGCACAAAACGAAAATAAATATTTAAGAAAACAATTAAAAGATTTAAGAATTAAATTAACAAATACCGAAAAAAACTGTTTATAAAAAAAGAACATGAAAGAAAAAATTAAATTATATAAAATAAAAGGAAACAAAAAAAACCCAAGAATAATAAAAGACAATAAGTTTTATGACTTAGTGGAAAGTATAAAAGGCTTTCCTGAAATGCTAGAAAAAAGACCTATAATTGTTGATGAGGATATGATTGTTTTAGGAGGTAACATGAGATTAAAAGCTTGTAAAGAAGCTGGGTTAAAAGAAGTATGGGTAGATAGTGCAGAGGGTTGGACAGAGGAACAAAAAAATGAATTTATTATAAAAGATAATGTAAGTTCTGGAGACTGGGAGTGGGATATGTTAGGTAACGAATGGAACTCATCAGAGTTAGAAAATTGGGGTTTAGATGTTTGGCAAAATCCAGATGATGTTATTGATATGGTTAACAAAGGAGATGAGTATTCTGAATGGGTAGGAATGCCAGAATTTGAATCAAAAGAAGATGCGATAAAAGTTGTTGTAAATTTTTTAAATGAAAAAGATAGAGATGAATTTGTTAAAAAACATGAGTTAAAACTATTATCACAAAAAGAAGGAAGCCGTACTTGGAGTGCAAACTATCCATTCAGAGAAAGGCAAAATTTAAGCTCTTTATCATATGAATAAAAATATACATATATTATTTTGGAGTACTTATAACCCAATAACAGATATTACTTTAGAAGATTGGATAAATAGAAAGATAAACATATCTGCTTTTCATTTTTTAACATTACACTCACATATTAAACAGGGTAATAAAACCATTTTATATAGTTATCAAAAATTTAATAATAACCAAATACCTAAAGGAATTATAATTGCTGATGCTTCACAATATTTCCCTAGTAATGTAGCTTTTAAAGCATTAAATGAAGGTCATAGTATTGCTCATATTTCAGATGCGGTTAGATTAAAATCAGCATCAGAAAAATTAGGTATTGTTTTGGATATGGATGCTGTAGTATTAAAAAAATTACCAGAAGAGGAGGGTTGGTTTGCCTCAATGCCTTCAAAAATGACAGGAGGTTTTGCTCCAAAATGGGGTGAATCACATCCCCCTTTATTTATTAGTGATAAAAACTGGGATGGCAAAGCATTAGGGGCATTTCCAATTAAAGTAAGTAAAAGTATATCAAAACATACAATGTCATTATCACATAAAATAATGACAACCTTAATGGAAAAACCAAAAACAAATAGTAATGCTTGGAATTATGTAATATGGACAATAAAAAAAATAATGTTTATTGACAATAAATTAAAAGTTTATAAGCCTATAAGTTTTTGTCCTTTACCAGCTTGGTTGCATAAAGGTAAATGCTATTCATTAGAGAGCCCTACAAGATTAAATGGAAATACAGAATTATTTGGTCATAAACTTCCAGCAATAAAAGAGATATTTGAAAATTCTTTTGTAATTCAACATTTCTTTGAGAGTGCTTTTCAAAAAGCATCTAAAGTTAACCTTCGTTTTTGGGAGTTATTGCCAGAAGATTCTTTACTTGCAATGGAATGTAAATTTGTGTTTGGTAGTAATTGGAGAGATTGTTTAATAAATAAAAAATTAAATATTGAAGAATAAATATCCAGTATATATTGTATCAAAAGGAAGATGGGAAAACCCATTAACTGCTAAGTTTTTTATAAAAGATAAAACTGATTTTAAAATAGTAGTAGAGCCACAAGAATATGATAAATATTGTGAATCAATAGGAGAAAAATATGTTTTAAAACTACCATTTTCTAATTTAGGTGTTGGTTCTTATCCAGCTAGGAATTTTTGCTGGGAAGATAGTATAAAAAATGGACACGATAGGCATTGGGTATTTGATGATAATATCTCTAGAATAAGAAGAGTATTAAAAGGAAAAAAAATACCTTGTAATTCCAATAAGGCAATAAGTATATTAGAAGAGTTTACAGACAGATATACAAATATAGGGATAACAGGTTTTAATTATTCTAGTTTTGTAGTTCCTGGAACATCAGATAAAAAACCTTTTTATTTAAACGTACATTCTTATAGTGCAATGTTAATGAAAAATGATATGCCTTATAGATGGAGATTAAAGTATAATGAAGATGTAGATTTATGTCTACAGGTATTAAGCAATAAATTATGTGTAGTGTCTTTTAATGCTTTTTCAATAGACAAGAGAAGCACAGTTAGTAAAATGAAAGGTGGTAATCAAGATGAATTATATAAAGGCAATGCATATGAAAAGAAGGTTTTAAAAGCCAGAAGTTTAGAAGAGATATGGCCGCAGTATTGTAAGACAATAATAAGATTTAATAGACCTCATCATTATGTGGATTGGAGAAGTTATTTTAAACACCCATTAATAAGAAGAGATGATATTGATTGGGATAAAATAGAAAACAAAAAACATGACTTAAAACTTAAACAAGTAAAAGAAATAAAAAGCGAATCATTAAAAAACTTTTATAAAAATAATAAATGAAAGATATAATTATTACAGGAGGTGCAGGTTTCATAGGAACTAATTTAATAAACTACTTAATTAATAATAATAGAGTAGAAGCAAGAAACATATTTGTTTTAGATAATTTTTATACAGGAGAAAAAAGAAACAAAGTAAATGGAGTGAACTATATTAAAGGTAATACTTGGGATATAGAAAATTCATTTAATAAAAACACAAGATTTGATACATTATTTCATTTTGGAGAATACTCAAGAATCAGCAAATCATTTGAAGATATAGATTATGTAATGAAATCTAATATTTATGGAACAAGTAAAGTCATCGAATATTGTAGCAAACATAATATTAAATTAATTTATTCAGCATCATCCTCTAAGTTTGGAGACAAAGAAAATTTAAGTCCTTATGCTTGGAGTAAATCAAAAGCAGTAGAGTTAATAAAAAACTACAATCAATGGTTTGGATTAAAATATGAGATATGTTATTTCTTTAATGTATATGGCAAATATCAAATAAGAACAGGAGGATATGCTACAGTTATAGGTATATTTGAAGAACAATATTTAAGAAGAGAAACATTAACAATAGTAAAACCAGGAGTGCAATCAAGATGCTTCACACATATTGACGATGTAGTTGATGGGGTTTTAAAAGCAGTTGAACATAATTCAAATCACGAATGGTATTTTAAGAACCCAAAATATTATAGCATAATACAAGTTGCTCAAATGTTTGACTCAGAATATAAGTTTGTTGATGAAAGAAAAGGAGAAAGATGGTCAACGTGTAATATTGAAAATGATACAAAAGAATTATTAAATTGGGAAGCTAAAATAGAATTAATAGATTATATAAATACAGTGAAATAACAATGAGCAAACTAGACAATTTAAAGCCTTTTAAAAAAGGAGAAAGTGGTAACCCTCAAGGTAGACCTAAAGGTAGCTTAAATCGAAGCACAGTAGCTAAGAAATGGCTATCGACAGACCAAAAATGGAAGAACCCTTTAACAAGTGAAGAGGAAAAACTATCACAAGAAGATATAATAACCCTAGCTTTAATTAATAAAGCAAGAAAAGGAGACGTATCTGCGTATAAAGCATTAATGGATAGTGGTTATGGTAACCCAAAAGATTCATTAGACTTAACAACATCGGAAAATATTAATATTGACTTTAAAGAAATAATTGAAGGACTTAAACATAGGACATAAGTTTCTACCTTTTAACAAAGTAGATTCAAGATATTTTATATACACAGGGGGAAGGGGTTCAGGTAAATCTTATGCTGTTGCTGGAGCTTTAGTGTATTTAATATTAACACCAAACCAAACAATTCTATTTACAAGGTACACACTCCGTTCTGCTTCAATATCTATTATACCAGAGTTTAAAGATAAGCTGGAGAAAATGGAAATCATGCATCTATTCAAGATTACTAAGGATGAAATAATAAACATATCTAATGGCTCTAAAATACTATTTAGAGGAATTAAAACCTCTTCAGGAGACCAGACAGCAAACCTTAAATCATTACAAGGGATAACAACTTGGGTAATGGACGAGGCTGAGGAGTTAGTTGATGAGAATATATTTGACAAGATAGATTTATCTGTAAGAGAAACAGTAGCAGACAATAGAGTTATTTTAATTTTAAACCCAGCTACAAAAGAACATTGGATATATCAAAGATTCTTTCAAAACAAAGGAGTTAAAGAAGGGAGTTGTACAACTAAAGATGATGTTACTTATATGCATTCTACTTATAAGGATAACTTGGAATTTTTATCTGATAGTTATATAGCACAGGTTGAACAAATGAAAACAAATAGACCTTCTAAATATAAGCATCAAATATTAGGTGGTTGGTTAGAAAAAGCAGAAGGAGTTATATTTAACAACTGGACAATAGGAGAGTTTAAAGAAATAAGCAAGTCTGTATTTGGACAAGATTATGGATTCAGTAATGACCCTACAACGCTATTAGAAACAAGCATAGACAAGAACAATAGAAGGATATATATTAAATTACATTTTTGCCAAGTCGCTCTTACAACGTCTGAAATTAATGTATTAAACAAAAAATTTGCTGGAGATAATCTAATCATAGGAGATAGTGCAGAGCCTAGACTAATAAATGAATTAGCAAGAACTTGTAATATGTTACCAGCCATAAAAGGACAAGGTAGTGTAGTGTTTGGTATCTCTTTATTACAAGACTATGATTTAATAATAGACCCAGACAGTATTGAATTAATAAAAGAGTTAAACAATTACTCTTGGTTAGAGAAAAAATCACAAACACCAATAGATAAGTTTAATCATTGCATAGATGCTATACGTTATGCTGTATCTTATCAGTTAGAGAATCCAACACGAGGAGATTACTTTATATATTAAATGTTAAAATTTTGTTAAAATTTATAGATAATGGTATAGTTTTAAACAATATTGTTTATATTTATATATAATTAA